CCGGAGTCTCCCCGGGCGTGAAATCGGGCTTATATCGGTATCCACAACTGAGGTCCCGCAGTGTGCCGTCCTCAATCGCGGAAATTGCTTTTTCATCCCATACGCTGAGCGCGTTGGTGATGTACGGCGGCTCCCACTTCGCACTGGTGCCAACGGTGCCGACGCGTAACTCCTTATTAGGGTGCTCCGCGCTGTCAAACTTGTGTTCGATCAAAAGCGGCACGCCGTTGAATGTCGCCAGTGCCGCCTTAAGCTCGTCTGGGTTGCGCCAGCCGTAATAAATCCGGTCCGGGTCTAACTGCCGTTCTTCCCAGCCGGGAATCTCGCGCCCGTAGTAAGGCGCCACGTGGTCGCGCGTTAAATTCGATGTCTTGACCTGCAAAAAGCCGTTTTTGTCGCGCGTCCGCGCAGACTCCATAACGACTTTCTCGTCAAGCGCTAAGAGTTCTTTTTCCATAGCTTCCTACTCAGCACAGGGCGATACGTGCACTGACAGCCGGGCAATTCCCCGGGCAGTACGTAGCGCCCGACCTCGCGGTCATACAATCCTTTTTTTATGTCGAACTTTTTGCCGTCCATCGCCTTGTGTGTTTCGCGGCTCATGAGCTTGCCAGGAACGTGAATCCATTCGCCCTGCTCAACACCAACCTCAAGATCATTCGCGCGGCACAGGGCCTCAGTCGCCTTGTTGCACTGATCCCGAGCAATGAAGTCCGCGCGGCGCTGTGTGATCCCGTAGCGCTTGGATAGCTCGGACTTAAGCCCCGCCACGTCTCGCCCGTCGGTCACGGCCCGCATGACAAGCCCCTCGACCTCCTGAAGATATCGGGAGCTGATGGACTTAATGAGCGACGTATTGGCGTTCACAAGTGCGTCAAAAGCGTCTTGCGAAATCTGTCCCTTGTCAAAACGCAGGTCGAACGCCTCAAACCCCGAAGCCCGTAGCGCTGAGTTCTGCGCCCGGTCGACGTGGTCGCGCGTCTTCCTGACAAACCAGTCCGCCGTGTCTTCGGCAAAGTCTCGCGTGCTTTCTTCCCACTTCTTCCGCATCCGGTCAATGATCTTTTGCAAGCGCTCGGCAGGGGACTCAGCCTTAGCGTCTTTCGCAATCCGCGGCTCTACCTTGCGATACAGCCCCTCAAGCTCTTTGGCGACGTCTTGCGCCATCTGACGCACGAGCGAGCGCAGTTTGCCCGCGTACGCCTTCCGAAGCCCTGCATTAGGCCGCACGGCTCGGATGCGTACGTCAGTAGACTGCGCCCGCCTTGTCGATGTCATCGCGCTCCTCCGTGGTCGTGCTGCTCATTTGGCCGAACGGGTCTTCAGGCGCCCCCGGGGCCGCGCCCTCAAGGTCGCCATACGGATGATCCTTAGCATTACTTAACGCCGCGCGGACTTCGTCTTCAGAGAGCACGCCACGGTCAAGGTAGACGGCGGCCGTGTCGGCCATCATCTTCTTGACCTCTGCCGTCGTGCGCTCGTCATCTTCGTCGAGTGAGCAAAATTCGAAGCTAAGACTAGGATCAATGTCGCCGAAGAGATTGATTTGCAGAATGCGCAAAATCTCCTCAAGCGGGCGCCGCAAAATCTTCTCCTGCCGCGTGGCGATTAAGTCGGCCTGCAACTTAATGTCGCTCTCGCCCGTAGCATTAAAGCCCGAAGGCGACAGGCCGAGCGTTTTCACTACACCGCTTTGGTTGACGGACACAACGAACTCAAGCGACTGGCGCACAATGTCGGTCAGGCCGGTAATCGGCGTGTTGACCTGTACGAAGTCTTCTTTGTCCTTATCGAGGAGGCCGACGCCGCTATTGTCGCGGAACTTCGCAAAGAACTTCACGCGGTCGCTCACTGGTTGCCACGACTTCCGGGCAAAGAGCTGAGCGCCCAAATCGGTCTTAATGAAGCTCGTCGAGAACTTTGTGAGAAGCGTATTCACTTCCTCGCGGTTCTTGCGGAAGTGCGTCACGTAGTCCGAAAGTAACTGAGCCTGGGCGATCCCGAAAAAGTTATACGACGGCTTGAGTAAGTCCGGTACCTCGTTCTCAACAAGGCGGATCAGGCGCGACGCATGAACCGCCGTGCCCATGATGTAAAACACTGCGGGCTTGTAAAAGTCTTCCTTGAGCGGGTCGGACGCGTTAAAGCTCTGTGGCGTCGTGAAGATCGGATCAATGACGCGGAAAGATACGCGGTCTTTCAGCTCAGTCGAGCGTGCTGTCTTGTTGAGCACTTCATCCGGCTTGGCGTGCCCCGTGTCGATAAACAGGAAGGCGCCGCCCATCAGGCCCATGGTCGTGAGCGCCTTATAAAGCGTATCGCGCAAGCCGATGCGGGCAATCTCTTCCTCGAGTGCCTTCTTGCGCTTGTCGTCGTCACACTTGATTTCAATCCACGCCCGCAGCATCTCATCTGTGCGTGTTTGAATGCACAGGCGAATGAGCGCGTCCTGCGAAAGCTGTTGCAGAACGCCGTAGCCCACAAAGCTGACCAGGCTTGAGATCGCTGACCATTCGAACTTAGGCACGATGCCACCGGCAAAAGCCGCGTCCATGGCGCCGTCAAGCGCTTTATAGTGCGCTTTTGTCCCCGCCAGTGACCGCGCGGGCTTAAGCAGCTCGCGGATATCCTTTCCCTGCGGGATGGCGTCGACCACCGCAGTGGTGCCGCCGTAGTCGCCAGTAACCTCAAAGCCAGAGGTCAGGTGTTTCGTCTTCCGAGATTTTGAAGCCATAGCCTCGTGCCTTTATGTAATCGACCAGTGAATACCTGATGCCATCGATCGCATGATTGTTTTTGTCTAATACGACTGGCAGAACCTCGCCAGTCAGTCTATCCGTTTTGTACGCGTACAGCCGGAACTCATCCGCCGTATGCACGCACCGCGGGTCGATAACGACCTTGTCGAAGCTCCGGATAAAACTGATTCCTTCCTCGATGCTATCAGGCCATTTCTCAGCGCCCTCGATGTTGAACCCGTGGCGCTTTAGATAACTGATTGTCTCAGGCCGAGCGCAGTCCGCCTTAATCGGCCATTTCGTTGACTCCGGCACCGAGCGATACAACTGCGGCAATTCGTCGATTTCAACGCCGACGCCGTACGCCTCATAGTCAATATACAGTCGGTTATCCAAAATGAAACAGCGAACAAGGGTCGACGGGTCACGCGCAAAACCGAAGTCGGCGCCGAAAAACAGTCTGTCGGCCTGCTGCCAAAGGTTCTCAGGAATCGACTCGACGACGTACTTGCCGCGGAAAATCTGCGCTCCGCTGATGGTGAGCGGGAAGCCCTCCCAAATGTGCTGGTACTTCTCGAAATCGTTCGCCTTGTCCCATTCCATCTGCTCCCGCAGAACCTCAGGGAAATACGGGTTATCCGTGTAGTTGACCTTGCGAACATAGGCGCCCGGCGGAGGTGCATCTAGAAAATCATTCGTTGGGTCGTCGACGGTGAGCGGGTTGAACGTTAGCCACAACTCTGATCCCGGCTTGCGGATTGTCGGAATCAGCACGTCCCACGACTTACGCGAAACGGATGACGCCTCTTCAATCCAACAGATATCAATGCCTTCCTTTGACCTAATCGAGTTCTCATTACGCAACAGGCCGGAGAAGATAAAGCGGCTTCCGGTGCGCTTATGCTCAATCTCCGACTCTTTGAAGTCGAACCTGTCAAACAAGCCCATGCGCTCCGCTGTGTCTTTCAGCGTCTGATACGACGAATCGCGGATAGAGTTCTGCACCTCGCGGCAACACAAAATGCGCACCCGCCCGAAGTCCGCCATAGCGATAAGCGCGCGCGCGACTGCCCAGCTCTTGCCACTGCCTCGGCCGCCGTAAAACACCTTGTATCGGTGCGGCCTATACAGTTCCGCGAATGGATCAGGGCTACCGGGCGTCATTGATTTTTACCGCGAGCCAGCGCGTTATAAATATCCTGCAAGCCCTCAGGCGGTTTCGCTGTTGTGGTCAAATCGCCCTCGAGGCGCTGAGTTTCCTTCCAACCGCACCGGGACTTGAGATAAAAAATCGTCGCGGCAATGTTTCCGTTCTTGATTTGATCCATCAGCTTGCCGCCCACGAACACATTGGCCTTGGCCTTACCTCTTTTAATCGCCTCGCCAAATTCGACAAATTCGGCCTTCCGGCGAACTAATGTCCGGTAGGATATTCCGAGGGCCCGCGCAATCTCTTCCTCGTTGTCGCAGACTTGCGCATATTGCTCGACCTTGGCGAGATCAATGTACATTTTCTTGCCCGCCATAGTGTTTCCTCTCAAAAATATTTGCCGAAGAGTGCGGGGCAGTTCCGCGTTTCGCCGAGTTATTGATACGCATCACAGGGTTAACAACTCCGCGGCCGCTGGGTCACCTCTTCGACAAAATTCAGTGCTGCAGAGAGTTGAAAGTCGCCCCTGTTTCTTCTAGGGTCGCTTCTTCCCCTGTCATTTCTTGCCAACGTTTAACGATCACATCCACGTAACAAGGGTCCAGTTCCATCAGACGGGCAACTCGTCCGGTCTCTTCCGCAGCGATCAAAGTTGTTCCGGAGCCGCCAAAACTGTCGAAGACCACGTCACCTTTTTTGGAGCTATTTTCCATGAGATACCGGAAAAGCTCCACTGGTTTCATCGTCGGATGGACGCCGTTTCGCGTCGGCCTATCGAATTCGAGCACCGTCGACTGCATCCGATCTGAATACCACTTGTGCGCCGCCCCTTCTTTCCAACCATACAAACAAGGCTCATGCCGCCACTGGTAATCTTGCCGCCCCATTACAAGCGAATTTTTCACCCAAATGAGATACTCCCGAACGGGCCAACCAACATCCCTACAGGCGCCAAGGAAATTGAGTCCCTCTAAGCCTGCGTGCCATATGTAGAAGACTGCCCCCGGCTTCATGACCGTATCCGCCATAGAAAACGCATCAACGAGGAACTGGCGGAACTGCCCATCGTCCATGTTGTCGTTTTGAATAGTGAGCGCGTCTTTGGTACGCCCCTCGTAGGCGACGTTATACGGCGGGTCGGTCAGGTACAGCGATACAGTCGGAGTACCCCCACCACCATCCGTGCTCCAGAATAACTTTGAAATATCATCAGCCGAGCAAGCATCCCCACACATCACCCGATGGGCGCCCAGAATCCACACATCCCCGCGTTTAGATATCGGGTCTTCCAGCGGCTCTGGTGCTTCATCCTCGTCGCTATCGCCGGATGCCTTCGGGCTTGCGAGCAATTCATCAAGCTCCTCATCAGTAAACCCCGTCAGCCCGAGATCGCCCCCGGCGTCCTTCAAGTCGCCCAATTCGAGGGCCAGCATTTCGTTATCCCACCCGGCATCCAGCGCGAGGCGGTTATCCGCGAGAATGTAGGCGCGCTTCTGCACGTCGCTCAGGCCCGCCAATTCGATCACAGGGACTTCACTCATGCCGAGTTTGCGGGCGGCGGCCAGACGACCATGGCCCGCAATGATTCCGTTGTCTCCGTCAACGAGAATTGGATTTGTCCAGCCGAATTCCTTGATAGACCCAGCGATTCTGGCGACCTGATCGTCTGAATGCGTGCGGGCATTACGTGCATAGGGGATTAAATCCTCAATGCGGCGGTAGGATACTTTCAGCTTTTCGGGCATAAAAAAAGGCCATCAGGGGGAGCTTCCTGATGGCTTAAATCGGAGAACCATTCCAAGACGGAGTTTCAGAATATCAGAAAACCACCGGAAAGCGAGATGCTGCGATTCTGTCGGGAGCGAAAACGCAGGCCACAGCCTGCATTCCACCCGCTGATACACAGCTTCCAATTTTCCATAACGCATTATACAGGCCTCAGCCATCAAAAGGCGAATTTGAAACGTACGGTTTAATCGTACGGATTACGGCCTTCGGCTCGGCATATGGCCGCCTGAATTTGTTCGAGCGCCTGCCGTAAACGCTCCTGAATCGTGCGCAGGTTGACGCTGAGAAGGCGCCCTAAAAGGGCTCTGTCTCGCACGCTGTAGACGTACCACGCCAGTAGCAGGTCTTTCGATCGTGCGTCCTTCATGCTCTGCCATGCGGCATCAATCAACCAGCCTTCGGCGTAGTCTCCCCGCGAGAGCGCCCGGGCCTGCGCCTCCTCATCGTCCGGCCAGCGCCGCTGATCGTCCTCCCCGAAAAGTTTCATATGCCGGTATAGCATCGTTTCAGCGTAATGAGGGCGGTCTTTGACGACACGACCCCAAATCTGCAAACGTTTGTCCAAGGCGGCGAAGTCGGTCGGGATTTGCAGGACGATATAGCGCGGCATCAGCGGGTGACCTCGTAAAGCGTTATGTCTGCTAGGCTCGCGACAGAATACAGCTTTGTGGCGGTTTCTGAGCATATGCGCTTATCGTCATCGTACGCGACGCCGTTTAGTGCGTCCTTGACGATCTTAAGCAGGTTGTCGCCGTCGGGCTTTTGGTCGTACGGCGCCAAGTCCGCGGCCTCGGTGCGGCGCTTTTTACTCCACGATTTTGGCGGCTCAAAAAAGAATTCGCACTTAATCGCAAGCGGCACCCCGACGCGCTTTTGAACGCCCTGCGCCCTCATGGCCTCGATGCAGGCGGCGCGGACGGCGGCCTCATATCGGACGGTCTTCTCCGGCGTGTAGGCGAACCCCCGGCGGGTAAAGCGCGGGCGGGCCTTCCCGACCGGCTTCCCCTCGACGGTAAACCTCAGAATCTCAGTAAGCTGCATTGACGTCCTCCGGGCGCTGAGCATATCGCGCGACCTTCCGAGCGCTCACAAAGCGGCCGTACAGCTCCAAAAGGAACGCCGGTCCGTCGTCGATATTCATGCGCACGAGCTTGCCGAAGGCGCGAAACGGCACCGGCTGAGCGGGCGTCGTTCGGAATTCGAGTAAAACGCGCTCGCCGTATTCCGGCAGGTTTTGCAGGCGCTCTTTTCGGCCCTTTGTGATCTCCTGCCACACCGTGAAATTTTGATTTGCCACTCTGATCATCGTCATGCCGCCCCCAGTGTTCTTGATTCTCTGAATTCATCAACGATGGCCCGCGCCTCTTCGGGCGTAATGGCCGCCTCATCGTGCCAGTGACCTGCGTCCTCAAGCTCTCCGAGCCTGCCCGCCTTATCGACTCGGTATAGGTGCCAGTCTTTCGACGGAAAGAATTTGATGACGTACTTGCGCCCGGCCTCGTCCGTGACCTCAAATACCGTTTCAATGCTGTATCTCACCTCAGCCCCTTTGGCGGTCCCGCCCGCCGCCATGGGTAATGCTACGTTCATTTGCGCGTAATGCAGACTTCACGCGGTCGGCTACACGTGCCATCCCGCCCGTTATCGTATCGTCATTGGCCTGCCTGATCTCGGAGCACGTGCAAAGCCGAATCAACGCAAGAAAGGTTTCCCGCGTGCCTTCACCGGCGACAATCTGCGTCAGCATCCGGCGGGCGTCGTAGGCGTCCATAATAAGCGCTGTTTCGCGCGTATCGTCCGCCGCCCGGCGCACGGCTTCGAGCAGTAAGAGTTCTTCGTCAAAGTAGCCCGATGGGACGTCATACGGCTCTTCAAATCGCGGACTGGCGTTCATGCTCGACCCCCGAAAACAGACTTAAAAAATTCGTCGATCCTTTGACCTTCTGCGGTTTTGAAGGCTTTCGGCGCCCCCTGCATCCATAAGGTGCGCACGGCCTGAGCACGTTGCTCGTGAATCTGCCGATCAATGTCAGCGGCCAAATCGTCCAGCCCGGCGCGTCTTAGCGCCGTCACGAGGTCTACCGCCCTTTGCCCGTCTATTTCGATTTTGTAGGTTGTCATGCTTCAGTCTCCTCGGGTTCGTAAGGCGTCGGAATGAGCCGCCACGCCTGCACGCTGTAACGACTCCAGTCGCCCGCGAACCCCTTCCCGGCTTCAAACGGCCTGACCTCTACGCTTAAATGCCCGGTCGGCCCCTTAAGCGTCACAAGGTACCCGCCGTCCTTTGGCGGATGCGTCGCCGCGTCGGTTTTGTCGTAGCTATGCCAGCCCTCCACGCCTCGGCTCTCTAGCACCGATTCAAGGGCCTGAGCGACTTCCCGCAGCGTTCTTAACGCCGCTGTCAGTTTGTATTCAAGCACGCGCGGCGCCATTCTTTTCCTGTCAGTCATTTGTCATTCTCCTAGATTTCGCGCCCGTCCAAGCAGTCGGCGGGCAGTGCGTATTCAGGCAAAAGGCGCGGCAGTGCCCTTTCTGCGCTTGTGCAAAATACGGCGCCTCTCTTGTCAAACCACAGGGGCACAAGCCCCATGAAATCGCCGTTTCTTTGTTTAGAAATACGCAGGAGTGAGTCAGCTTCGTCCTGATCCTCTGTCGGCGTGAGTTCGCGCTGTTCTGCCAGTCGCTCCTTATCGAGGTTCCGGCGGATCAAAACGAGGTTGTCAATTTGGTCAACGATCGCAGACGAACCGCGCACCGCGAATTTATCAATCTCGTCCTTCTCGCTTCCGCCCTTACGGACGTGATGGACGATGTGAATATGCACAGAAAGTTCGCGGGCAATCTGACAGCACCCCTGCACGAATTCTTTTTGCCCTGTGTAATCGTCCTCAGCGTGCACGACCTTCATGAGGTTGTCAATGAAGATGTGTTTGCACCCAAACTCCTTGGCCATCACCACCGACACGCCTAAGACGCCTTCAATCGTGATCGCCTGCTTCTCGTTTGAAAGGAGCAGACCCGCATCGCGGCAGTACTTCAAGAAGGCCTGTATTTTCTTCTCGTTCGCCTGCGCGTCATATTTTGTAGGGAGGCGCCCCCAACCCTGCCTCAGCATTCGATAAAGCGTCCTAGCGGGCGTCATTTCAAACGACTGAATGCCGACCTTCTGACCGGCCGCTAAAAGCTGTAAGGCGACCTGGCCGGTCAGCAGGCTCTTGCCGTTGCCGTTCTGCCCGGCCCACATCGTCACTTCGCCCTCTCTGAAGGCTAGACGCTGGTCGAATGCGCACGGCGTGCCCGCTAGACGTCCTTCAATGATGCCAAATAGGGGGTCTTCAAAGTGGTCAGGTCGATAGATCACGTTGCGCGCCGACTGTTGCCACGCCGCGAAGGCTGGCGAATAATCGCGCGGTTGCATCGTCATTTCATTGATTGTCTTTTCTTGCATAGGGTAGTTCTCCGAATTTCTGCCAGTGTTTGTTTTTAAGGTAAACCAAAATGCCGTCAGGCGTCCAATAACACGACTTGTCCCGTGCTTTATCGCGGATCATCATCGCCAATTGCCGGGCTCTTCTCTCTGACCCGCGGACGTATTCGATCTCACACGTCCGGTCGGTCCACACCTCGGGCGGAATGTCTGCAATGTTGTCGCTCTCACGAATGTAGTAGTTAATTGCTCCAAAGAAAGGTGCCTTCCCGTCTCCGCACTCGAACCCGTCAGGTAATAGGCAATAGGCTGGCGCGAGTACGAAAATTATCTCCTGTTGTTCTTTCGGTCTGTACACGTCAGGAGAATTAAAGAAGGCGTCTATTTCTTCGGGCGTCAGCATGATCATCCAAAAAGCAGCTCTGCCGCTTCCTCCTCCTCTTGTTGTTCCGGCTTACGGCTTGAGATAGCCGACTTCTTAAACTCATTAACTGCCTGAGCCTGCGTGACTGGTCGGCGTCCTCCGTTCGCTCCGAACTGGTTGCTCCTTCTGATCCAGTTTCGCCACGTCGCAGGCCAGTCGCGTTTTACTGCTCCTGCTCCTGCTTTCGCTCTCCAGTAGTCAATAAAGCAGTCGAACTCAAAAGCTATCTGATCAGGGGATAAGTCGGGACGTACTTTAATCGCCTGCTCCCTGAGTTCATCAGTCAGCTCAGTGAATGTGATCCGGCTTCCTTTTTTTTCTTTTTCTGGTTTAGGGGTAACGTCGTTACCGGTAACGACGTTTGGGGGAGCCTCGTTGTGCGAGACAGGGTCGAGCACAAGAGGAGCGCCAGCGTCCTCTTCCTGTTCTTTACTGTTCCTATTACGGTTCCTACTCACATTTTGTGAGCTACCCCTAACGCACATTTTGTGAGCTACCCCACCCACATTTTGTGGGTTACCCACGTTTTGGGGGTTACCCCCGTTTTGGGGGTTACCCCCGTTTTGGGGGTTACCCACGTTTTGTGCGTTACCCTCAGACTCTAGCCCTACGATTTCGTACCAATTGAGCACGCCGGATTTACAAGTACGCCTCACAGAACGAATGAAGCCTTTGTCCCTCAGTTCCTTCAAAGCTCTTTCAATACGATGCATCGAGCACGGCTCATCCTCCGAACTAAAAAATTCTCGGATCGTTTCTCGGCTCGGGTTGCATTGCCCTGAATCTGAGTTGTGGCAGTCGGCGAGAAAGAGCAACACGGCCTGAGCAAACCCCCCGGCTCGTGCGTTCTCTTTCACGTAGTTAATGGCTTTTATACTCATAAATCGCCTCGGACAACAAAGCTCTTGGCGACAACAGTCGCAACGGGATTCCTGTTCGTTTACGCCTTTTCGGTCTCGACTGCCATCCCCGGCGCGACAAGCTCTCGCCGCTTTGGCAGATACCCGGGGCGCAGTTCGTCCTGAGGGATGCCGGTAAGGTCTGACACGGCCTGCAGGTATTTTTGGTCTACCTTGCCTTTTCGCCCCCAAACGTAAATGGCGCAGGGTTTTACGTTTGTGTTGTAGCGCGTGTTCAGCGCTTTAGCGAAGGCCGTCCAGCCTCCGAAATACGCCGCAGCACGCTTGACGGCATTACGTTCATCGCCGGGCTTTAATCTGAAAGTCCCCATTTTTTCTCCTCGTTGTTGATTTAGCCGGTTGTCTATCTGACATTATACGCTAAAGTCGAGACGGTTTACGCTTACAGCTAATATGGGTACTCTTCCCTTTCTTTCCTTTTCTTATTCCTTATTCCACCCCCATTTTGGGGGCTACCCCTCACCCCCATTTTGGGGGCTACCCCACCCCCATTTTGGGGGTTACCCCCGTTTTGGGGGTTACCCACGTTTTGTGCGTTACCCTCAGACTCTAGCCCTACAATTTCGTACGGCCTCAGCGACTGCTTTAACATAGGTTAGCCGTGGCGCTATGCTTTGATGATATTGCCTCTTGCTTTTTTCTGATCGTGCGGCTAAAATGCTGTCAATGGTTGAGGTTAATCCTCTGCCGACTTTAAGACTTGCCCGCACGGGCCGTAAGGAGTGAAAAATGACACAGACGCTTATCAACGTATCCGCCGCCAAAGCCGAGGCATTATCCGAGTTCCTCGGCGCCATCAATGAAGCCGCCGCAAAAAATTCTTCCCAGTTCTACCAGCAATTCGGAGGGGATATCCTCCCGGCGCTCGGAGTCGAGCAGAAAATTGAAATCACGGCGGCTTGCTTCCGCCTGCTTCGTTCCGTTCTCACAGACGAAAAGGCGCGGGAAGACTTCCCGGCACTCGCTGGCTGGGTCAATGAGGCCTTAGCCGACCGGATTGACGACATCGTCCTGTCGCAGCTTCACTCCGCGGCAGAATATCCGGAGGTCATCTAATGCGATTCACGACCTATAGCCGGGCGGCGAGTAACGCCGCCTACGAAGCGGCTCAGGCCGCATGGGATGGCATGAGTCCCGAAGAGTTCGACCCGTGCCCACGTGACTTGGGCCAGTGGTGCGAGTGGTGTGAAAAGCTCGCACAGCCCCTCGATGTGATCTGCGACTGGCCTGCGTACGGCATCCAGTTAGAGAGCGTCACGCTCGACCAAATGGCTGCCGATCTTCTCGGCTCGGCTTACGAGGAATTAAGCCACGACGCCCCCGGCGCCATTGCCGCGTATTGCCCGCGTAATTCGCCCTTGTGGGCCGCGATTCAGCGCGTGTATGCGCTTGAGTATGTCGGCGTGCCTGCCGATGCCGTGGACGGCTACATAGCAACACATTAAAAAAAACGCTCGGGACAGCGGCCTGCTTAAACCCGAGCGCAATCACTTAAGGACATAAAGAGGTTATCAAATGACAGAAAAAACCACAACCCCGGCTGAGAACATCTATGCCGCCCTTGCGGCGGCTCAGGCTGAATTCAAGCCGGTTGTAAAGAATTGCGTTAATCCGGCTTTCGGGTCGAAGTATGCCGACCTGCAAAGCATTCTAGACGCCACCCGCCCGGTGCTCAATCGGCACGGCCTTTTTCTTTTTCAGCGCGTGATGTCGTCGAGAGACGGCGTAAGCGTTGAAACGTGCGTATCTCACGCATCAGGCGAGACGCTTTCGAGCGGCGTTCTGTTTCTCCCAGTCATCAGCCCTAAGAACCCGTCGCAGGCGTTCGGCAGTGCCGAGACATACGCTCGGCGCTACAGTCTGAGCGCTTTCCTCGGCGTTAGCGCCGATGAAGATGATGACGGCAACGGAGCCAAGGTAGATGAACAGACGCTGACGAATGAGCGTCTAGCGTCCGCACTGGTGGATGTCGCCACAGAGGCCGCGAATCGCGGCATGGCGGCATACAAGGACTTTTACGCGTGCTTAACGCCAGCGGCCCGAAAAGCGCTCAATGCTGCGGGCGTGCATAGCGAGTTGAAGGTCGTCGCGGAAAGCGTGGACGAGAAATCACAGGCGCAGGCGCCGCAGGCCATCCAGCAGGCCGCCCCCGCCGAAATCGAAACTAAATCAGAGGAGTAAAAAAATGGCCATTTATCTTAATAAAGTAATGCTCATCGGAAATGTGGGCAAGAAACCTGAACTCAAAGAATCGAAGGCCGGGCCTGTGTGTCGCGTGAGCCTCGCGACCACGCGCCACTGGACTGATGCGCAGGGTCAAAAGCAGTCGGAAACAGAGTGGCACAACTGCACGGCATTCGGCCGTGTGGCTGAAATCTTCGCCGAGTACCTTGACAAGGGCACGCAATTGATGGTCGAAGGCCGGTTACGCACGCGCGAATACACAGACGCTCAGGGCGTCAAACGGTACTCGACAGAGGTTCTTGTTGAGCGGCAACAGTTCGGAAGCCGCGGCGCCTCGGACGGACAGCCCCAGCGCCCGGCCGCGAAGCCTGTCAGCGCACCGGCGGCGAAGAAGCCCGCACCGGCGAACGCCGCTGACATTGATGAGGACTGCCCGTTCTAAGGAGGCGAAATGTTTGTAGACATGAAAAAAGACCCTGACGCTCCGAAGGAAACGGCGCTTGACTTGCGCGAAGCCGTGCGCCAAGCGGCTGAGGCCGTCGAGGTCGACCCCGAGACGGGTGAGATTACGGGACTCGACAAGCTGCGGGAGGCCGAGGGAAAGGAGGCTGACAAGGTCGCGGCGCTTGCCCGCGTGGTGCGTGCCGTGCGCCGTGAGGCCGCCGCCGTCGCCGAGCACATTGAGGCCGAGAAAGCGATTTTGAAGCGACTGGAAACGAAGGCCGACAAGCTTTCTGACTTCCTAGCGCAATTTATGCTGAGCGGCAAAATCAATCGCATTACAGACGTTGATATCGAGGTTAAGGCGCTCGCCGGGCGTGAGTCTGTGGCCGTGCTGGATATTGAGGCCGTCCCCTCGGACTTCATCAAAGTGACGGCGATTAAGTGCCCGCCGACGCTGTCCTACATGTCTGCGTGGCGGCTTGCTAGGTCGATGGGCGCGGGCGCTGAGATTGTGCGCACAGTGGACAAGATTGCTGTCATGAATGAGTGGAAGCTAGGCAAGAACACGATCCCCGGCACGGTGATTTTCCGCACGCCGGGCCTCAAGATTTCTGCGTGAGGGCGTCATGATACTTGATCGCATTATGGACTTACTAGCCGCGCTGGCGCTCGTGGCCCTTCTGCTGGCGCCCGGGATACTGGTCGGCTTCTTGCTGGCCTGCTTCTTTGTTTGAGGCTCGTAAGCTTTTTGGAGGATTAAACATGTATACATCTTTCTTCCCGATCCTTTCCGTCACGACAGCGAAGATTACGGCGACGGCCACTGAGTGGAAGGTATTACTTAAGCTCCTGCCGCCCTGTGAGGAAGTGCTGCCGATTTTCAAAAAAATCGCGGATAGTGCGCGGTTCTTCACTTCTGACAGACTTCTGAATGACTATAAGGGCGCCCGTTTGCCGATCGTATGTAGCGCCTTTAATCGCAATGTCGGCGGAACTTGCGAGTTCAATGTTGGACAGCGAGCCGCCCTGACGTTCGTTCTCTTTGCTTATCCGAAGGAATTTACAACGCCACAAAAAAAAATTGTGTCTGCCGTCCTCCTTAACGCAGAAGAAATCTGCGACCCGGCGAATGCCCTGATTTATGACCTCGCGGCCAATAGCGACCCGAAGCGCGCGCGAGATATTGGCCTCGATGCGTTGTTATCAGCGCGACAGCTCTATGACGATATAAACGCATTTTGGAAGTCGTCAAATGATTGACCTGAAGAAAACAAAAATGATGATCCGCGAGATGAAGGCCGATCACATCTTCTCAAAGAGCGAGGCTACACAGCTCTCTATCATTGTTGATCGCGTCAAGGACTGCAGGGATGATTTGGCGATCATGCTCGCGCAGAGCCTCGCAACAGAAATCACTAAAAAAGGGCTTGCCGTGCAAAAGTTCGTCGGCTTTCTGAAGGGCGCGAAGGAGGAAGCATGAGCCGAGCATTGAGGCGGCTGGCGAAGCGTGCTGAGCGTAAGCCCAGCCGCAAAAAACAGTATCACTATGCCGGTGACGACCTGATTGAGCGCAGGGGCTACGGCGCAATGGCCCGCGTCATCCCGGTGACAGAAACAGAACAGCATAAATACTGCCTAGGGTTTTACGCGTTACTGGAGCGCTGTCGCTCAGGCGAGCCGGAAAAGGAGGATAGTTGCTGGTCGGACTTGATGGGCGTCCTTATCACCGGCTTCATCTGCGCCCGCGCCACGACTCAGCCGGTGAACCTCTCGCGGCAGTTTCAGGCCGCCGGGGCGCTGCTGGATTCGGCCTATGTGCACTGGCAGAAAACGCACCAGATACTAGAAGCCAACTTTGAGGGCGTGCATCAGGCGATTGACGACTTGTGCGACATCGTCATGCAGTTGCGCAGGGATGAGCTTATGCGCGTCAATGAAACGATGCGAAACGACACGATTGGCATCTATCGCGACTTCTTCAATGACCCGCGGGCGTTTACTGAGGATGACAAGGCGCTTCAGGCGTGGTTGGCGCGTCAGTAGCAGGCAAAAGAAAAGCCGCTGAATGCGGCTTTTCCCCCTGCGTCCGATTCGAATCCGCAGAGTGTACGGCGTGGCCATGTCCACCCGCGTTTAGATCGTAACCGCAGGCCACAAGCCTGTCAAGCGTCGGGCGCTGTAATTAGCTCAGCTATAGTATGGCTTGTCAATATAGCCGATCAAATTATTTACGCAGATTAGGGTAACTGCTAATTTACGTACGTTACTAACTAGCCTAATATTCGAGTTATCAGAAAACAACAAGCACACAGTGCTTCGGAGATACAAAATGAGAACCACCGCAAACATCATCGTTTCCACGTTCACGAAGTTCGACCGTCGTTGTGAATACGCTCGCGGCGAGCACTGGATCGGGTGCCTCGTCGACGAACAACTCTCACTCGAAAGCGGCGAACTCGTCGCACACGGGCGGGCGCACCTTTGCACGGGCGAGCTGCCGGATGACATCAGCTACGACTTTTATCAGGATTTGACGGTTCGCGTCGCCTACTCGAAAGAGCGGGCGAAATGGGTCGCCTCGACGTCTTGGTCGGGGGAATGGCTTGACGAGGTCGGTCAGCCGATGTCAGAAGAGATTAAGACCGAAATGGTCGAGTGTTACGGCCTGCTGGGCGGGGAGGCGCAAGCCGTCATTGACTTCGATGCCGAAGCGCAGGAAATGGCCGACAATCTTGAGTTCGTTCTTTACGTGAACGGACTGACTGCGAGCGAAAAACTCGCCTTCGTCAACGGCTGGGCTGAGGCTGGCGGCCCTGTCGACGCCCTCGGGCATGAGGAGGCGGACTGCACGCCTTGGGTGCAGAACAATACAATCTGCGTGTCGGCATACGAGCTGGACTTTCTGCCGAGGACGGCAGAGGAGTGGGGCCGGGCATACTGGCTTGATAACCGCGCCCGGATCATTAACGAGCTGGCCTACTGGTTCAAACAGGCGAGCGGGATTGAACGGTCCTTGTGGGCGAAAGAACATCCTCAGATCGCGGCCGACGTCGCGAGGCGTGCAAATGGCCTCTGATAAAAAGAACCTCGGAGGCAGGCCGAGGCTTTATGAAAACGGCTCCCGCAATGTCACGATCAGCCTGCCGGTCGAACTTGCGGACCTTCTGAAGGAACTCGGCGGCTCGCACTGGATACGCGATCGCCTGAGGGAAGTTCAGAAGGCGGGCGGAAAGCCGAAAGATAAGGTACAATGAACCCCGCGAAAACAGAGCGGTCGGTTTTCTGAAAAGCCTCGTGGGGGTCTCCAGACTCCACGGGGTTTTTCTTTTGTGCTTCACGGTTTCAGGGCTTCGCGGACGGCGTTTCGGTCTGCGCTGAGGCCGCCGACCAGTCCGCCGCCTTCGCTAAGAAGCGCCGCACCCTCAGCAAGTAAGCGGACACACTCTCTGATTTGTCGCTCACAAGAGACGCAGGCACTACCGGCGCCGGTGGGCACTCCACCACGGCCGGAGCTTGCGGCACGGCGCAGGCGCTCAACATCGTCACGCATGCCAGCGAGCTGAGAGCCAAGCGCATCAATCTCAGCCTGCTTCTTGTCGACTGCGTCGGCGAGTTTCTTCGCATTGTCAGCCTCCCTTTTCGTTAGCTTCGCTTGATACTCCTGAGCGGCCTGAGCGTAATCGGCTTTAAGGCGCTGGATGTCCGCAGTGCGCAGGGCGTCAGCAAAAGCGTATCCGGCGCCGAAGACGACCACAGCCGCAGCGATGTAGAGCCATTTGGTCATCAGAAGAACAAATGACCCAGCCCGAGGCCGATAAAGAAGGTCACGACTGAGACAGTCGCCCAAAAAAGACGGCACTTGCGGCGCGTCTCTGTATCCATTTTTGCCTTCTCGGCCTTGAGTTTTTCATAGGCATCCCGCGTGAGGTCTTCGGCCTTCACGCCGATTTTCTTAAGCCATTCTCGAAAGTCTTCGCTGTGCATAGCGTACTCCTTGAAAAAAATAAAAACGTATTTGAGGATGTCAGCCGTGGTCATTTTTTGCAGTTGTCCCACCGGGCTTTAAAGCCCCGGGCGTCAACATGGACAAAGCTGTCATAAAGCCCTACCCCGCCATCGGTGTTGAGTTCTAAACAGAGGTCTTGCAGTTCGGGCAGGTCTTCTTGATGCTCCGGCCGGATGTCGGCCGCGAGGCCCTGAACGTGATAAGAGTTCTCCACGCCGCCAACGGCCCGGTTGTGCTCAGGCGAGCGATAAGCGCTGTTGACAATGATCGGGCGGCCCCATGCTGTCCTGATCCTGTTCAATAAAAAAAGCAGCTCCGATCTGACTTGTTGCTCACCGAACGGCGAGCGCTGGCCGTCCTTGCTCGCGAGTTCTTTTGTGTCAAAGTATCCGATTTTCATTTTTGCCTTCCTTCGGCTTGTTGCCGATCTCATCTACCGTTTCATCCAAACGAGCGTTGATCTGTTTGAGTGCCTTACGAATGATTGCAGGAATGCACCCGCCGAGATTCATCCGGTCAAGATTCTCAATGATGCTCATGAACTCTGTGAAGCCGTAGGCCGCTATGACAATGCCTTGAAACACTGCGAGATAGTTCAGCGTGTAGGAAAACTGCACATCAAGGCCGTGCGCGAAGCCTACGACAACAAACATCAGCCCCTTTTTCAAAAGCCCGCGCGAGACGCACCGGCTTTCGAAGTCGCGATTAACGAACGCGGCCGCCATGCCTGTCAAGATGTCTGCGGCGATAAAGATCGCGAGCCAAATAATGAGCGGCTTGGTATCGAGGCCGAAGAAAAACGAAAGGGCGCCGGTGAGGGCGCCCACGGCCGCGGCTAGTATTTTCTCGGTGCCTACCGGCATAAAGTCATTCGTCATGCGCACCCTCTCCGGCATATATCACTTGTTTCGGCCTGAGCCTTTTATTGGGTGAAAGTAAACCCAGTGTTGACCGTAAACATAGCCCGGGACGGGCTGGCCCCAAATCTTCCAGCCGGCGCCGATCCGAACGCACTTCCAAACGCCAAAGATTCGGTAGTGCTTCACGTAATAAAACTGCCAACAAACCGGCTTCCCGGCCCGGTAGACTTTCCACCGGCAGACGCCCGAAATACCGGATGTGTCGCCAATAGTCGGATCGCCATCGACCTCCTTCACGTCTCCGGCCTGATGCTTAAAACCGATGACGTCAATGTTGAAGCCGTATCCGCAGTTTCGCCAAAGCCACGCTACCCGCCGAACGTATGTCGCCAGCGGGGCGGTTGATATGCCCCAGCGCGCTAGATGACCGGCGTCGCCGTCAATGGGGTTATCCGGCGTCTGCCACCACCAAAGCCAAGACGGTAGCCAGCCGTCTTTGTCGGCAAAGAGCACAACGAGCGGCGTTAGCAGACGTCCGAAAACGTCGAAGGCCAGCGAAGCCGGTAAAAAGCAAAGCCATCTCAAATACATGGCAACACCCATAAAAAAGCCCCTCACAGAGGGGCGTAGCAGTTAGGGTACAAAACGTACCCCACCCGCAAAAGTAGCTAACAAAAAGGGCGGCATCCGCCGCCCTAGGGGGTTTTATCGGGCCATGAGCCGCCAGGATACTTGTTGTTCGGGCCATCAGGATCAGGCTTCGATGGCTGGCTACCCCCCCCCTACTGTGTATGCGTCGACGGTGGCTAAGGTAGCTCCGGCGGCATAGCCACCCCCGCCAAACAGTGCGTAATTCCCTACGGTCGTAGCTCGTAACGCGCTTCTGCGTTCACTCAGGGCCGTAGACGTTCTACGCACGTACGACGCATTGTAGACGTCTACTATGTCGCTATCGCCGCTGGTATAACTGCCACCGCCAAACAGTGCGTAATCCCCTACGGTCGTGGCGGCTAAATAAGCCCTTACATAACTCAGATAGTCGGGATTGCTTCGCACTAGAGAAGCATCGTATGCGTCTACCGTATGGAAATATTCATAAGGATCGTAAGCATAACCCCCAGCAAACAGTGCAACATTCCTTAAGGTCGTAGCAGCTAAATAACTCCTTCCTACAATCAGAGGCGTAGGACCGCCTCTCACTAGAGAAGCGCTGTATGAGTCCACCCAGTCCCAGTTAGTATACTCACCATCGTAATCAAAACCACCGCCAAACAACGCATAATCCCCAGCGGTTGCCGCGGCAAGCGATGACCTGCCTGCCGCCAGATGTGTCACAATTTTTTGCACTAGGGAAGCGCTGTATGCGTTTACTGACTGAACATACGGGGGGTTGCCATTGCGAACAAACCCACCACCAAACAGCGCATAATTTCCTACTGTCGTTGCTGCTAGGCTAGAACTCGCATTACTCAGATTAGGGCAGATGGTTTGTACTAGTGATGTACTGTACGCGGTTACCAGCGCCGTAGGAAAGTTCGTCCTATCTGCACCACCACCAAACAGCGCATAATTTCCTACCGTCGTTGCTGCTGCCAGGGCGATTCCGGCGGGCAGCTGGGCCGCCGCGCTTCGCACTAGAGAAGCGTTGTATACGTCCACTGTCCTACTTTTTGTGTTATCTTTATAGGATCCACCACCAAATAGACCGTAGTCTCCTACAGTCGCCGCGGCCATGGATCTCCTTGCTTCGCTTAACGGCGTCACTGTCCCATAGTACTCCAGTTTCTGCTCGGCAGAGAAAAACGGTCTCGCCTTCCCACCCACACCAACGTAGGCTTTTTTGACTTTGCGCGCCTTGTTGGCGACTCCGACGTAAATTTTTTTGACCTTGCGAGCCTTACCGGCCACGCCAACATAGCACGCTTTAGTCATATCAGTAATCCTGCCCCGTGATTTCCTTAAACTGCTCTTTCGTGATGACGCCTTTTCTCACGGCGAGGCGAACCATCTGCGCCGTCCAAAGGCCTCGGTCGAAATTGCGTTTTACAAGCTCGTAAGTCATGCCACTGTCTCCATAGATGCAAGGTTCTGATATTCAAGTGCCGCCGCAATACGTTCTTCAGCCGACGGCGTTGTGTCCACTTTCGGTTCGGTGTTAATGATCTCTTCAATCTTCGCAAGGGCCTCAGATTCAGAAAGTGCCGCGTCGATCTTATACATCGTGCGCATCGCAGATAAATTCTGAAAAGCCCACATCACCTCACCGTTTTCGTCCGTTTCCACGTAGTGCACGAACGCCAAAGCGGCAGGGAACTGCTCAAGTACGGCGTCCTTCGTCGCTAGTGCGCCGTTGGGAAACATATAGGTTTTTTCCCCGGTGTACTTTTCTACCTTCTTCATGTTTATTCCTTTTATTCGTAAACCAAATAAATCTCGCCAGTCGCAAGGTTGGACGATCCTGCTGACAGGTCAGTGGTGCCGCTCGTAGCCTTGACGTACCCTGAGTCATTCGTCAGCTGGGACGTCTTCGATGGGATCGTCGGCTTGTTCTTGATAGCCGTCACCCCCGATGTCGCATTCCAGTCCGCTTGCTGCTGTGTCGTCAAGAACCCCGAATCGTTCGTGAGCTGAGACGTTTTTGTCGGGATATCGCCCCTAAGGTTCGTGATGGCCGTCGCGTTGTCAGCCGCCTTCTTTTCGACCGCCGTCAAGCGCGTGCCCTGCGAAGTTACGTCAGCCGCAGACCCAGCGCCAATATTAGCGCGTGCCTGGGTCTGTTGCTCCGCGGTCAGCGTCTGCGCGACGTACTTCACGCTATTGCTCTGATTAGCCTGTTGCGCGTAATACTTCGCAGAATACTTTGCGGTTTCGCCCGAACCTTCAACCGGCCCATCTACTTTTGAAGCCCAATCCTTCGCTTTTTGCGCCGATGCAGAGGCCTCAGTTGCCTTCGTGCTTGCCGTCGTAGCACTTCCCGCCGCCGCGGTTTTGGACGCATTAGCCGCAGTCGCAGAATTAGCGGCATTCTTTTCGGATGTGGCCGCCGCGGTTTTCGATCCCGCCGCCGCAGTTGCACTACCTGCCGCCGCCGTTTCGGATGCCTTAGCCGCATTCTGCGAAACCTTTGCCGCGTCTGCCGAGGTCTTCGCCGCAGATGCCGAGCCTGCCGCCGCAGTTTTTGACGCATCAGCCGCAGATGCAGAACTGGCCGCCGCAGTAGCCGAACCCTGCGCCCCGGTCGCACTCTTAGCCGCCGCGGTTTTGGACGCTTTTGCCTTCGTTTCCGACGCTTTGGCGTTATTCTCAGAGGTCTTGGCGTGCGTCTCGGATGTCTTGGCCGCCGCGGCACTACCTGCCGCCGCAGTAGCAGAATCCTCCGCCGCCGTTGCAGAACCAGCCGCAGCATTCTGCGAAACCTTTGCCGCATCCTGCGAAGTCTTGGCCGCCGATGCGCTGGCCGCCGCCGCTGTTTGGGATGCCTTTGCCGCATCGGCTGATGTCTTCGCCGCCGCCGCGCTCGATGCCGCGCCAGTTTGGGATGCCTTTGCCGCATCTTGCGAAACCTTCGCCGCTGAAGCCGATGCCTCCGCCTCGCTTGCGCTCGTTGCCGCCGCGGTCTTGGACGCGAGGGCGTTCGTCTCCGACGTCTTGGCCGCCGCGGCACTACCTGCCGCCGCAGAGGCCGATGCCGCTACTGCATCCTGAGCGCCCTGCGCCGCTTCTGCTGAAGCCGCCGCCGCAGATGCGCTTTCTGCCGCCGCGGTCTTGGACGATGCCGCCGCCGTCTCGGACTTCTTCGCATTATCCTCAGACGTCTTAGCGTTCGTTTCTGATGTCTTGGCCGCGCCTGCGCTCGTGGCCGCCGCGTTCTTAGACGCAAGGGCATTCGTCTTCGACGTCTTGGCCGCAGAAGCAGAACCAGCCGCCGCGGTCTGCGAAGCCTTGGCCGCAGTCTGACTAGCCTTTGCCGCATCCTGCGAAGTCTTCGCCGCCGCCGCACTGGCCGCCGCCGCATTCTTCGAAGAGAGCGCAGAGGCTTCAGAGGCGTCAGCCGCGTCAGAACTAGCCTTTGCCTGCTGAGCGTAGTACTTCGCAGAGTAGTCGATCTCAGCGCCGTCCGGCAGGTTGTTTTCCGTCACCTTGCCGTCGGTCTTCACAGCCCACGCCTGAGCGAGCTGGGCATTCCATTTGGACGAATAGCCGTCGTCGTCGACGGCGCCCGTCATCAATGTCGCCCAGCGCTTAGACAGGTCACTGCTCGCCTTCGATTCACCAGCAGAAGCCGCAGAGTTCTGCGCCTGCGTCGTGGCCTCTGTGACCTTCTCGGTCATCACGGCCAAGTTCTGATTGATTTCTTCGCGGATGGCGTCCGTGTCGGTTACGGCCTGCAGGGCAATTCGCTTCGCATCTGCCGCCGTCTCGTTCGCAGCATTGGCCGTTCCAACGGCTTGAGTCGCCGCGGCAATTGCATTATCGGCCGTCGTCTGCGCGGCATTGACCGCCGCGACAGCCTGCTGAGCCGTCTTGTTCGCAGAGTTGGCCGTTGTGACAGCCTGAGCCGCGTTATTAGATGCCTCCGTCGACGCCGTGACGGCATTGGCGGCATTACTCTCCGCGGTCTTAATACGGCCGTCAAACGTGTTAACAGTCGCGTCTAAGGTCTTGACGCTACCTAGCGCCGAATTCGCAGTAGAAAGCGCCTCAGCCGCGTTCTGCTGAGCCGTATTCGCCGTGTTAAGCGCTTCAGTCGCCTTGTTCAGCGCCTCGGTCGCGTCGACGGTAGCCTCGGCCATGTAGTCGCCGAGGTTGTTAATCGCGTCCTCTGTCTGCGTAAGAACAGACTGCCCGCTTATGGCGCCGGTCGGCGTTTTGACGTAATGGAAACGAAATTCTTTTGATGCCATGACTTACTCCGGCAACTTGACAAAATAGGCAAGACGAAAGAACGGCGGTCGGTCCAGCGTGAGCGTCTGCGTCTCAGAAGAGCTTGTGATCGTGTGCGTATGCCCTTTGCCTCCGCCCGTGTTATTGAGATTCATGCTGTGGCTGTGGGTTCCGTCGTATGACGTGTGTCCGGTCCACGTTCTTGAGGCCGCAAAGGACGCGCGAGGAGAAGAATTTTCCGAGTCTCTGTTGTCGCAGTAGTCATAAGACCCGTTTTGATAAAAAGCCCCCTCGACATATCTAATTTTGTGATCGTCAACCGGGATCGCGCCTGTAATCTCCATCGTGCCGCGTCCGTGTGCATGGCTACCCGTTGTCGACGTCGACCCGGTGTGTGAGTGCGCCGGAATTTGATCAATCGTCAGAACCGTTTCGCCGACAGTACCGTTAACCGTGACCCCCGGCACCTGAAGGCTTAAGCCGCCGCCGGTCTTGCCTGCATCATCAACATTGCTCGGAAGTAAAAACCGGTCGATGAGATTCGGCACATTCCCGCCGCGGCCATCAGAACCGCCGTCGCAGAGGACGTAAGACTCATAAGCGTCAGTACTTCCCCACGGGACGAGCCTTCTGCCGTCCGAGCCGCCGAGCTTGCAGTTGTAAAACGGCGTGACCTGCCCGGCCAAGACGCTGGGCAAGTCCTGATTACTCCAAACGGTTTTGTCAGCAGAGGGGTTAACAACGCCCTTAGCAGCCCCCGGACCGTTAGCCACAAGACAGCGATACTTCACGCCTGCGCTAAAAACCTCGTTTCCAGGCTCATAATCCAGCGTGGCGGTGTATTGCATAATGCCGCCCTGCTGATAAAACACGAGAAGCTGTGAGAGCAGATAAAAGGCCCCATTTATATCGTCTCGACGCGGTGGGATTCCGCCCTCGCTGATCGGCTTGGAGTTGACGTCAGTCCAGCCCTTCGCCTGCGAAAAACGCCCTGTGCCTGCCGTCTGCGAGTCAGCCGGAGGGATAGTCTTGTCCCCATCAGCCGCAAAGGCCGACGCCAAAAGAAACTGCGGATAATTGCTCATATGTGGCCCATGAAAAAGCCCCGCTTGCGCGAGTCTGTTTGGTTATGCTTTTTTCCGTTTTGGTAAAAGCCTACTTGGTTTGGCAAGGTCTTCACCAGACCAATGTAGTTTTGTAATTCGTTGGTAGATAACGTCGTATGGGATTCCTGTCAGATCGGAAATTTCAGAAGACGTTCTCATTTCTCCACGGAAAAGAACTCGACGACTGCTACGTCTGTTATTGCAGTTTTGTTTTCTGGTCACAAACCTACAATTTTCAGAACAATACCCTTTGTCATTGTCGATTCTATCAATTTGCAATTCGTCGTTGTAGCCATGCGAGAATGCCCAATCAGCAAACGATTTAAAACTGGATTTCCATTCGTCGCATACGTCAATTCCTCGCCCACCATACAAGTTAAATTCTGGGTGCTTTTGACTTTTGCAACGAGTTTTCATTGCTCGCCAAACGCGATAAATTCTTTCTGGATTTCCGTGTTTATTAAAACCGTGAATTTTGTTCATGGTTTTAAGTGTTTCTCTATACAGGCATCCGCACGATCTTGTTGTTCCACCACGTAGTGAAGAAACCTGAACGTTTGTCTCGTTTCCGCACTCGCATACACAATGCCACAAAATTCGACCATCTTGGGTTTTTCCATTCTCATACAGGGCTGTTAATCGGCCAAACTTTTGATTTGTCAAATCTAGCTTACGCATGATTTCCTCCTGCATTACAAGATATGGAAATTATACTATATTGCTATGTTTACACTTGAATTGTACGACCGGGATTAAAAACACCTTGATTAAATGGCAGAAGGTCTGACCCTTGAAAGCCAAAAATTTCTTCGTTTGGATATATAATCAAATAATTTGCAAGCACGCCTGCCGGACGATTTAAGAGCCCGTACGTTGCAAGAACGGTCGACATAACATCACTAATTGCGCCGATAACGACAACCGATGAAATCGTCATGTCTTGATAGTCAACACAAAACACTTTCGTATTCGTGAGCAGGGATAGCATTCGATTCATCGTGGCACACGTCGAATCCGACACGTTGCAGACTGCGCGATACATCAGAAGGAAGCGAAAATAGTCGTCATCGAAGCGGACATATTTGTCTTTGACCTTAATGTAACGGTCGATGCCGATGCGCTTGCCCCACCAGTCGAGAAATACGCCCTTCGCCGTCTGCACGTCGGCAACCTGCACCGCGATATCGTCAAGCTGATCCGTCGCGTCGATCTCGTCCTGCAAAATCTTTCCGACGGCATTCATGCGCGGGGCGTGAGCGTACTGGCTTTGCATGGCCACAGACGCGCGACTTGTCACGTCGGCCATTTCGCGCACGTCTTCGGCAGATTCGAAGTTCTGCCAAGTCTGTGAATCGCTCATAAGCTAGCCTCCGAAAGTCAGTGTGATCGTTTCAGGCGAGATTGTCGGCGACTCGTTCGCAGGCACCTCAACCGAGGCCCCTAATGCACCCTCGTTCAGTCCGACAGTAATGGCCTTGACCGGCGACGTCGTAACGGCCTGCACGCATTTATAAAAGCGAGAAGCGTAAACCGTGCTCGCGAGAGTCACGCGCGAGTTATCAAGCTCGCCTAGGAAGTCTTTCACAATGGCTTCCTTGACTGCGTTCTGCGTCTCTGCGTTCATGTCGGCGCTGAAAAATTCGACCTTAACGCTGAAATCGACTGCCGTCGGGCGGACGATGCGATACGTGTATAAGGCGTTAAAGTGCTCTTTGTCGACGTACTTAACTTCCGTCTCGCCGTTCGTGCCACACCCCCCGGACTTGCGTTCAAAGATCACGCGAGCGATATCATCGTCTTCACCGCCCACGATGCACACCGCAATGGAATGCGGTTCAAGTTCAAGGGCGTACAGCGTCTTTTTTAGGTTCGTGTAGTTCTCTAATACGACACAATCGAGTACGCCCTCAAGCTGCGACAAATTGGCCTGAATGTTGCTCACGGTGCCGTTGGCATTCATCGCGTAGGACTCTTTCATACGGTTGCGCAATTCGCCATCAGGCTCAATGTCTCGACCCGTGGCGCCCGCGGCGGCATTGTTGACGGTATCCCATCCGGCAACTACGGTCACAATCTTCGTCACGGTTTCCGCACCGATTTCAATCGGTCCGTGCTCCACCGTTGCAAAGGTCGTTTCCAGCGTGCCCGCATCACCGATCGCGGCACCCGCCACGGCAATGTGGCGCAACTTATTGCCGTTCGCATCCTCAACGATTGCGCCGTACGGGATAACCGTTCCGCGCAGGCCCGTGCACGTGCAGACGACAACAGTCGGCTCGGATACCTTGCGTTGTAGCCCGTAAAGGTTCGCCAGTGCGTCGAGAAAGATGCCATGCGCAACATCCGGGTTGTATTGATTCGCTAAAAATCCAACCTCGGAATTCTTGGCCTCAACCTCTGCCGTGGTCAAGTCAACGATCTGCCCGAGCGGCGAAGTTGAATCGACGTTGACGGGGTCGCCGTTGGCGGCCGCAGGCATCGCGTCCTGCACGGCCCGCGCCAAATCCTCGCGCACTTCACGCGTCGACGGAACGACTACGCCCGTTTTCTGATTAAATGTAACTTGTGCCATGGCCGTACTCAGTTTCGATTTCAATTGTCCCGCGCAAGGTGCGCGATTTCTTGTCCATCACTTCAAGGTTGATCGCCGTCACCGCCAGCACGCCCGGCACGCTGAGCGCCGCCCGACGCAATCGGTCGGTGACAATCGCAACTTGCAACGGGCGCCCCAGCTGATCCGTAAACCAGTCAATTCCCTCGTCGTAGCGAAAGTATGCATCATGAAGGAACAACCGGCATTCATTGCAGACGTTCTGACAGATCGCGTCAACCTGATCAAGCATCCTTAAATTGCCGTTTGCGTCAAACTGCAAATCCCAGTCTGAAGAAAGACCCAAAGTCTTCTGAGTGTGCATCTCGCCCCCTTAATGTGGCCCTGACGTTTCTTTCCCATCCCCTTGCTCGGTGTGGGTGTGACGCGTGAGGCTGATGCCGCTCGCCGTAACATCATCAGAAACCTTAATCGAACCCTGGAATGTAGCCGTCGCGCCCCCGGTGCCGCCCGTAATGCTCATGCCGGACGTGCCGGAGATGTGGCCCGTAACCGTCAGGTTCTTTTGGATTGCGACATTGCCTGTGAACGTGCTCTGAGGACTGTCAACCGTCAGCGAACTCGATGCATTCACTGTTGCGGTCTTCGTCACAACCGTGGCCGAGTCCTTGGCATTCACCGTGACGGTTTCGCAATCCACGATTACCGTCGGGCTTTCTAAGTGGTGCTGCTTCGGTGCGACGACGTGAATCGTCCCCTTCTCTTCGATGTGAATGAAGGTCTTCGGCACCTGCCCCCAAAAGCCGCCGATGTAAAAGCCGTCTGACATATCAAAGCATCGGAAGGTTCCCGGCGCAACCGGCGTATTGCCGCCCGTCAGTCGTGAACAATCCTGCTGAGCAAAAATCGCTAGCCCGATGTCGCCCACAACCGGATCGCAAATCACGGCGGCCGACCCGTGCTGAAACCGGAAATAAGGCAGGTGCGGAATGCTCACAGGTTCCAGTACATTGCCGTCGGCACCCGTCTGACACACAAGGGGCGTGGCGTCAACGTACAGGGCGCCGCTACCGTCGGCCGCACGCTCGACCACGTCAACGCGGACGGGAATCGCGGTGCTCACCATCTGTTTGACGATCGAACGCGTAAAAAATTCCTGCGCGTTGAGTTCAGACCCTAAGGACGATACCCGCGCATTAGTTTTAAGCTCAGTCATCTGTCAACCCAAGTTCCTGCGATTTCGGTTCGCCACGCGCCTCCGTTCGGCAGGTTTGCGGCGATATCGTGCGTCACGCTGTAAATTTTCCAAACCCCCGTGGCGCGCGGCATCGAGCTTTCGATACGACACAATCCGCAGACCATCAGGACGGGATTAAACAAGCACACCGCCCGAATGCCTAGCGAGTCGAAGCTAGGATATCCGATTTCCCCCGTCTGCGGGTTGATGACGTCAATGGCCACTGCCTCGCCGCGTGAACTGTTGGGGTCGACCAGCACCATTTTTTGATCGTCTATAACGAGATCGGCGCCGATTGTGTCGGCTACCCACTTGCTTTTGGTTATCGGGTCGCCGTTAATCGTGCAGTTCGTCAGGCTCGATGTGATGCCTGACGATTCGTATTGCAAGCCCGCCTCACCCGCAAAAGCCTGCATCAGGCTGTCTACAGTCTGCTCCCCTTTGACCGCCACAGGAGGCGAGGGGATCAGCTTCGGATAGGCGGCTGAAATGGCCTCAAGGCGCATCACGGGTGACGGTGCCGCATTCATGTCCGGCGCCGCGTTCATGATCTCGCCTTGAAAGACTACGGCCAACTCGCGCCCCTCTTCGCCTGCGGCAATCTCAAGCACGTTCCGGCGCAACGACAGCGCATCAAAAGACAGCATCGTGAGCTGCGTCATTTGATCCTGCGACAGGCCCCAAATCGCTACCTGCGCCTTCGGAAGTTCCGGCGCCCCCTGCTTCTGAATCCGAACCGCTATCGCGTTCTCCGTGAACGTCATCTGTGAGCCGCTCTCGCCGCCATCATCCATCGTGATGCGGATGCGGATAATCTTTCGCGTGTAGCTACTCATTGGCCGCCTCGTAGACCAAAATCCACCGGTCGCCCAGTCCGCCGTACTGCGGGCGGTCGTTGCCCTGCGTGTCAACCCAATAGAGCCTAGTCCGTGCCACGGTTTGCGCGAAAGGGATCACGCGCCCGCGTGCAACCGCCAGCGCGTTATCAACCACCCGCACGCCATCAACCATCAACGAGGTATAAATAAATGCCCCGTTTTGGCGAACCGTCACGCGATAATTCTGCCCGTTGACGACGGCGCTCACCGTCTGAAACGGCACGGCAGACAGAGGAATTTGCATCCAGCTCATAAAAGGCCCTCGGCAAGTTTTGCGGCCAGCGTCTTCGGTTGCACCTTCCCGGCGCTCACTTCGTCCGAACTCGTCGGATTTTGCGGCGACCAAACGACTTTACGCGTGCCGGTCTGAACCGCTCGGATCGTAATAAAGCCCAGCTCAACAATCAGAGAACTCGCGTTCTGCGTGACCGATCGCGACTGGCTGATTGTCTCAAGTGCGAGATTTTCGACCACGAAATACGGCGTCACGAGTTTGCAAAGCGAGTCGGTGCCAATGGCCTGCTTCAGACTCCGAAGCGCATTTAAGGCCTGAGTCTGAATCGACGGATCGCCGTCAAGCGCTAGCGATAGCGACACGGCGTCCGGTGCCTGCACCTTGTTATAGGCCGCAAGATTGCCGCCCTCTAAAGGCTCGGTAAGAACCCGTGCTGCCTCCGCAAGCGAGCAGGACACAATGCCGACGTAATCGCAAACAGGCCGATCAGAAGCGTTGAGAATCGCCCACGTTGAAAAGTCCTGAGCCATTCAATTCCTCACTTCAAATTGACGCCGCGCGTCGACTGGCCAATCAACTCCGCTTGACGGTTGAAGCCGCCTGCGACCGTGGCGCCGATCGCCCGGCTGATGGCCTGCGCGTTGTCTCTTGTCTCGATGTTGTTCACGACATTCATGCTCGCGTTAGTGACGACGTTGGGGGCCGCGGCCTTGTATGCCGCCTGCTTCACAACGACAATCTCGCGCTCGCGGGTGCTCGTGGGCGGGTACTTCTTCTCCTCGTCGTCGGCCTTGTCGCCGCCAAAGCCGAGGAATTTCCCGATGCCGCCAAAAAGCCCCTTAATGGGTTCGCCAATCTTCTTTTTAATGAGATCGGCGGCGTCATCGAACCACCCGGTAAGCGTCTGCCATGCCGTCTTAAGCGCCTCAATGATCGCGTCCGGGATCGCCGTAAAGACTGAGGCGATACCCTTGCCGACCTTTTTCGCCGTCTGCCAAAGCGTGTTAAAGCCGATAACAACGCCGTTAATAGCGGCTACCAGCCCGACGATAACGACCGACACGGCTTTAAAGACAAGCGTTAGGGCGCCGCCCAAAAGAGGCTTGACCTTGTCCCACAGCCACGAAAAGCCCTCGCCGAGCGTCTTCAGGCTCTCGCGCAACTCTTCGATGTCGGCGGCACCGGCGCCCATCTTCTTAAGCATCCGCTCAAAAAGACTGTCGGCACCTTGGGCGAAGCCCATCAGGTCGTCAATAGCGAGTACCAGGGCCGCTACGCCTGCCGCGATTACCGTTACCGGCAGGGCCGCCATATTAACGGCCACGCCGAAGGCCCGCACGGCAAGAATCGCGTTCTTAATGGCATTCAGGTTTTTAAGCCCAAACACAAGCCCGAACCCGACCGCGAGCAGGGCAAAGGCGCGGGCGTTCTCGCGGATAATCCCGACAAGTCCGCTTAAGCCGTCAAGCACCTTCGTGACGCCCGGGAGCACCAGCCGCACGAATACATTGCCGACGTCTTGCGCCGCAATCTTGAAATCCATCCACGCGACTTTGAACGCGCGGGCGTTCCGACTGTCCTGCGCGGTAAAAGCCGTCTTGCGGTACTTCGCCATTAAGGCATCGAGCGCCTTTTGTCCTTGCAGGAAAATGGGAATAGCATCGAGCGCCACGCCCTGAGCCTGTAAGAAGCGCTGAGCCGCGCCGCGACTCATGCCCTCGACTTTGCTCGCAAGCTGAAAGACTTCCTCAGCCGGTCGCCCGGTCTGCTGGAAGTAAGTCTTCATCGAGGCAAAGATTGATTCGGCAGAACCCCCGGCGGCCTCAGCGGCCTTCCCGAATGCGTCAAGCTCGCGCACCGACACGCCGAGTTGCGTCGACAGCCTAGCAAGCGATTCCGACTTATCAACATAGTTGCCGAACGTCTGCGCACCACCGGCCACAAGCCCGAAGGTAGCGGCCAACAGTCCGAGCTTCGAGCGGACCAGCTCAATGGCGGGCGCAGCACCTTTGAAGGAGTCGGCAATAGCCGAGGCGGCTTCTTTCGACGCTTCGCCGAGCTTTTGCACGCGTTCGCCAGCACGCGAGAAAGAGAGCGCAGAAACGGCGCCCGAGTCTTTCGACTGCGTGCCGACCGATTCAAATTGCTCCTTTGCCTTAGTCGCAAAGTTCTCGACCTTCCCACGAACGGCATCGACGCCCTTGGCAAACTCCTTCGCGTCAAGCCCGATGGAAATCAGTAATTCGTCAATGACAGACATCAATCATCCCTGCGGCTTGCTAGCCATTCATGGTAGTTCTGCAATGTCAAAACCTCGTCAAGGTCGTAGACGTCTTGCAGGCTGTAATAGGTTTGAACCTCCCGCAGGCTCGCGAGCCGCGAGGAAACGGCACGACCGCAAACCGGCGGGAGATTCGCTAGTGCCGACGTTCCTTTGACTTTTAAGAGGTCAGAACGCCACGCATCGTGGAGAGGAAGTTCGAGAACCCGCCTTTGCCGAAAAAACCGAAGTTCGCCTGTACGGCCGCCGCCTTCAAAAGAAAGACGGTCGTCGGGTAGTCAATCTTCCCGTCAAGCGTGTCGGCATCAACCGGAATGCTCGCCCCGCCCTGCACGATCTCACAGCACGAAAGCAGCTCATCCCAAAGCGGCGCAACCTTGTCATAGTCGACGGAAGAAAGCGCCTTAACGATCTCCGTCGCGTCGGCGTCTTTCGTCAAAGACGACAGGCCGCCGCCCAGCGCGAACGCCGCACGGATCAGCCAGCGTTCCGCCTTAAGGGCGGACATCGGCGTAATCTTGAACGTAAATTTGCGCTCTCCGTCTTGGAGTGTGATGGTTTTGGCCTCGCGCATTACTGGCAGTCCTCAAACGTCATTTGAACCGTCACCGGGTCCTGCATGCGATTGGCGGCAGGCATCGGCATCATCTGAGTAAAGACGCCATTGACGAACTGATAGGTGCGGTCTGTTGCCGGGTAATACACCGTCAGTTCGACGCCAAGCGGCGTTTTAAGTGACTTCTGCAGGGCCTGAGCCTCGCGGAGATAAGCAATCGCGGGCGCGGTCGGTTGAAGCGTCAGATTGACAACATAGGGATTCGGCGTGTAGCCCTTGACCAAATGGCCATCAAGCGTCATGTCCGCCTGCACTTCCTGCACGGCGTCGGCGGCAATACCGGCATCCGTCGAGAACTGCGTGAGCTGAATGCCCGACGGGCAGACGTTTTCAATTTTGAGCCATGCGACTACGTTCGCTGAGGTCTTATTTTTTAACGGCATTTATATGCTCCTAAAAGGCCGCTCCGAAAAGCGGACGATGAAATTTATTTCCTTGTTAGGTGGCGTCGTCTTGAGTTCTCGGATCGAGTCACCCATTCGCAATTTTCAGGACAATAGTCGCCGCCTGGATCAATGCGGTCGATTGTCAAACCCTCTTCATAACCGTGCTTCATTGCCCAGTCGTAAAAGGTCTGAAAATCTTTCCACTCATCGCAAACTTTTACCCCTTTTGCCCCGTAATATTTAAATCCTTTAACTTTCGGATTGTTACACCGATTCTTCATGCTTTGATGGACGGCATATAAAGGAGTTCCTGCTTTACCATGTGTAATTTTTGCTTCGGTTGCGTGTTTTAAGCCCAGGCATCCACAAGACGTCGTGTGACCACTTCTAAGACTAGCAGTTGTCGGGAAAACGATTTTTCCGCACTCACAAACGCATTTCCATTTTTGTCCACCTGAGTTTGTTTTTCCAGCCTTTTCTAAAACCGTTAAGGAACAAAACTTTTGACCGCTAAGATCAATCGCTTTGGGGCTTGGCCGTCCTGCCATTGACAGGCAACGTTTTCGTGCCATTTCTTTCTGGAAACACCCGCAAGAGCGAACTTTTCCGTTTCTTAAAAGCGTTCCAGAAACCTCATGTTTGTTCCCACAGTCGCACTGGCACAAGTAGCGTTTTTCACTTCTGCTGCTCTTTACTTCGGACAAAACAACAAGTTTTCCGAATCTCTTTCCAATCATCGGTATAGCCCTGCGTTTCTGCCCCTTAATATTTTCAATGGCTTTTTCGAGATTTAAGCATCCACACGATTTTGTGTTGCCAGATTTCAGGGCGGTGGTGCTGACAACTTTATCATTTCCACAATCGCAACGGCATAGCCATTTAGCCCTGCCGTTTTGAGTCTCGAAAAAAGACAAAACTGTCAAGCGGCCGAACTTTTGTCCTGATAAATCAATGCGTTTCATAATTCCCCCGCGAATTTCTTCACGGGGGAATTATAGCAATAGCGGGTTGTCTATAATACTGAGGATACTGGTAAAGAAATGCGTTGGATTCCGGAGCCGTACGCATAATACAGCTGAGAGATCGGGGCGCCGCGCTGAGCGCGAACGGACGCGCCCGGGTCGAGCACCTGCAAAAAATATCCCTTGCTTTGCAGTTCGCGCGGGGCTTCTTCGTTGCCCGTTTCCTGCATGATCTGAGCTTTCTGACTGTCGCTAAGGCTGATGCCCGCGTCAATGACGCCCGCATTCAAAGCCTGCGTGATCGGGGCTTGGCACCACGATTTGAGCATTGTGTAGCCCGTCGCGTTGTAGGGCGCACGGTTGACCGTAGCGAAGCCCTTCATAATCGAGGTCTGCAATTTGGAGCGAAGCCAAATAGAGCCAATCAGCGTGTCATAAAACCCGTACATAGCCGGGTTGCAAAGGGCGCCGCGATTCGTGAACTGGAACTGATCATTACGCGTGGCAAACTGCCCGATGTAGGAGACGGCGAGAGCGTCAAGCGCCTGAGCTTCCTGCTCGGTCGTCACCGTCGGCGTCAGGCCGCTCGCCGTCTTGCCAAAAATGACCTTCATGCCCTGCGTCGCATCCCATTTGATCGTGGCAGGGTAGGCCACGGCAAAAGCCGCCGTAACGTTGTTCTGCGCATAGATCGGGAAGGTGCAGTTATAGCGATCCTTCATGGCGTAGGCGATCGTCGATTCCTGCGTGAGGGTGCTCGTCATCTTCGTGTCACTCGACCAAAAGACATACACAAAATCGTCTTCGATATCAGCCCATGCGGCATAGGCTTCGGCCTCTGCCTTGTCAGTGACTTCCCACAGGGTCGTGAACTGCGCCCAGTTGGACGTAACGGAGCGGACGGCGTCAAGCGTCGCCGCTTCGGTCTGAGCCGCTGCGCCCTGAGAAAGGACGGCGCCCGCGGCCTGCGTCAGATTGAGTTTCGCAGAGAGGTCCGTACCACCTTCGCCCGCCGAGGCATAACCCACGGTAGACGTGGCGCCCTTCGTCGTCGATGTGAACGTAAATGTCTGCGTGTTCGAATCGTAAGAGCCCGTGCAACCGGTCAGGGCAGTCGCAATCTTCGTTGCGACATCCGAGAGAGATGTAGCCTCAGAAAGGTCAACCGTTGCGGCGGTCTTTTCTGCGCCGTCAATCGTGAGCTTCATGGCGCCGTCCTTAATGGCCTTGAATGCGGCCAAGTCGGCGGAAACCCTGGCGCCTCGAATCCACGCGGCACAATCTTCATTGATGCGGCGCCCGATCACGAGCGCAGTCGGCGCCTTCTGCTGATTCGTCAGGCCCGTGAAGTACTGCTGAGCAAAGCGAGCTTCGTCGGAGTCCGGACCGAAGAAATCGGACACAGCGGAGGCCGAGGCGAAGGCGACGGCCGGGGCTCCGGTCGGGAGCAGTGCGCTCTTCGTGAGCACCATGCCGTTCGTTTCAAGATCGGAAGCGCCCGCGCTGATGGTGTGCGGCGTGATCGCGACAAGATAACCAGCTGGAATTGACATTTTTTACCTCATGGTTTGTATTTCGTGTCGACGTTTATCACATCGACAATTGCGGTTTTGAAAAAATCCTGCGCGAGTTTCACGCGCTTCCAATAGCCCAAGTGCAGAACGAGAGTCCAACGGCTCACGTACTGTTTGGAATCCATTACGGCGGTCAGGTTCTGAACGTTTTCGGCAAATAAACAGTCAATGCCGAACGCTAAGAAGTGTTGCACGCCGAAATCAGAACGCGCGACAGTCTCATAGGTCTGCGCACGCTCTAATGCGTCGAATATGTTCGTCGAATAAACGTCAATCTGAATGTCTAGATTGACGTACTCGGCCAGCTCCATCACCTCGTCGCCGTCAGGCGTCCAGCTCTCAATATTCGAGCCGCTTCGGGACTGGCGAATCGGGGTGACAATACAGAAATCATTGCCGTCCTTCGGGAGCGTTCTATTGTTGCCGAAGCCGTCAAGGACGTGCATCTCGTCAGTGAGGGCCGGGGCCGCGAAGTTGTAGCAGAACTTAATGCACGCGTTCAGTATGTCGGCCTGCGATATGTCTTTAACTGCCGCCATCGGTTGGCTCCTTTACTTTGAAGCGCGGCGGCACCGTCTGCAAAACGGCCTGCACGCAAGCCCATCCCTCGTGCGTGAAATCCTCAATCACGGCATCGACAAGCCAATAGGCGCCGCGATCGTCCTTGAGTAAATCCCCCGACCTTCCGAGCGGGCGCCACGACGCCCACGGGCGCGAAGAAGCGTCATCCGTCGCGCGAAGGTATACCCTGCGAACGGTCGTCGCCTCATTGATGCGCTCGGTCTTTATGATCTCGTCGGGCTTGATGCTCTGCCATTGGCCAAGCACCGGCACCGGTCCAGCGAACACGGGGAGTAAGTCGCCGCGCTCACCGCGCTCCTGCTCCCCCGTCATCGTGTAAAGCTCGGCGGGAAGATCGCGGGCAACGGCGTTAATCGCGCCCCGCACCACAGCGTGTAAATTCATTTCTTCCGAACCTCGCTGCTAATCGACCTGATCAGGGATGTTGTGTCTATCAAGGGCGCCGCCGGGTTCTCCCTGCGCTTGCGCTCCTTGGCTTCAATCGTCTCGGGTGAAAGCGGCTCAAAGTCCCCGCGCTTAATCGTAGCGACGATGTCCGCACGCATCACGCGGCCGACGACGCCCAGCACTTCCGCAGCCCTTTCAAGGCCTCGGGCCTTCACCCCAACGGCGAGATGTTCGCTCCACTCTTTTTTGTGTCCATCGACCGTTTGCCGAAGGAAGGGACGCGCAGGCATCTTTGATGTGCCGTATTCAAGCGCCAGCCCGTAGGCGGCCACGCTCTCGCCTGTGTCGGAATTCGTGGCGCCGCGAAGCACCCCCGCCACGGCTTCGAGTTTGGCTTTATGAGCGGCCTTCGCCAGCTCTTTTAATCCGCCCTTCGAGTAGACGACCTTGACGCGCATTTAACCACCCATGTAGATATGCTGGACGCCGAAATACAACGGCCCTTGTGCGTAGCGCTTGAGAATCACCCACGCCTGCGCCCCGCATTTTGTCGAGTTCCACCACGCGGGGTTGGAGGCGTCGACCATGCCGCCAAACCCGGCACTCACGGAGCCTTCGCCAGCGGTCTGCAATGGCCCGGCCTGCTGATCGCCCCAAATGTAGGACTGCGTGGCAATGTGGCAGGTCAGGAGGGTGAGAACAACCGCCCGCGTCTTAATGGGCGGCTGTGCGTCGGGATCGTAAGGAATCGCGCTGTCGTCGTTGCCGATCAGCTCCGCCGCCTGATCAAAGCACGCTTCAAGCATCTCATCAGTAAAGCGCGTGATGTCGCTGAATGCGGGGTATACCTTTCGGAAGGTTTCGGGATCGAAAACGACGGCAGTCATTGGCGTTATTCCTTCGTTGAATTCTTTTGAGGCATCGGGTCATCGCCCGTCTTTTCGTCGGCGTGGTCAATCGCGAAATTTAAGCCCTGCGCCTCGCTCTTCTTTTCCTTGATGCGCCCGGATGCGAACCACGGGCCATAAGCCTGACCCAGTTCGGCCTTCACCTGCTCCCACAAGGCGCGATCGACAACCGTCACGCCGTAACCACCGGCAGGCAGTGCGCCGCCCGAAGCGTTCGCGAGATATACGCCGTTGCCGTTGATGGTGACGCTCTTGCCGTTACTCAGCGTGAACTTCTGAGAGATGCGGGAGCGGAAAAGGATCGTGACCGTATCCGACGTCTTGGCAGTATTGCCGACGCTCACCGTGGCGCCGTCTTCGCTGATTACCTTGACTTTCGGAGCACTCGGGGCGCGCTTCACTTTAGTTTCCTGATTGGCCATTTTTTCTGTTTCCTTAAATATTGTACGGGGAGAGCGCCAGCCCTCCCCGGGGCATGATCAACTTGACAGCATTGTCAAAATGATCAGGTTATTACGACTTCTGAATACCCGTCATCGTTGCAACAGCGAACGGGCGGAACAACAGACAGCCGGTAGTGGACGATGCCCACTTCTGAGACATGGAAGAGTGCTCGACGAGAACCGGATAGGTCTTAAGCTTTTCGAGGAAGCCGAATTTAGCCGTCGGACGTCCTGCGATTTCCGTCGCGATCAGCATGGCTTTGCACACACCTTCTGCATCCTGAAGCTGCGGGAGAGAAATAATCTCAAGGCCCGGGAAGAAGCCCTTGAGGGTCTGCAAAACGGGCGCCACGCCGAGCGTCGTCGTCTTGGCGAGCTGTCCCATGATGGACGGCGGCACCACCAGTTTCAGCTTGCTGTTAAAGCTCACGTAGCCATTGGACGCGGCGGCGATCTGATTGAACATCGAAAGGATGTCGTTATAAATCGCGTTCGCATCCTTGTCGGCCCATGCCGTTTTAGTATCGACGGTAGCGGGCGACAGGGCGGCGGGCAGTGCCGGGTCGTTCAGAAGGCCATAAATGGACATACCGCTCACGCCAAACAAGTTGTAATTGTTGGCGTCGATTTCGATCGCGGTTGCCGCGGCGCGCTGTTTTTCGGACAGCAGATTGATCTTCTGAGCCGTCGCGATATCTTCTTCCAAGTCGCCGATCTGAATAAAGGTCTGGAACTTGTAGGTTTCGCGGGTCACCTGCTCGATGTTGGCTTCAGACAGCAGGCCGCGACCGTAGTCGCTGTATGCCGTCGTCTGCCCAACGTATTCGACGGCCGGGAACATCGTCTGAACGTCCTTCCAGTCACCGCGCTTTTCTTCGGAGAAAATCTCCGTCGAGTTGCGGGGAGCCTGAAGGATTTCGACGATCTCAGGGCTATAGTAGGTTGCAAACAGAGCAGGGGTCTGCACGTTGGCGACGGTCTGCAAAGCAGCATCCATCGCGATATCGGCAGTGCCGTCCTGAGTCGGAAGAAAACGCCCGTTGCCCTTGCAAAGGTCAAAGCCGAGGCGCTCCATGGTTTCACTTCGTGCCATTTCAAATCCACCTTTCAAAAAAGATTAAGCCGTAGCCATCGGAGGCACGACATTGGGCTGCTGGTTGCTGATCAGCACAAGGGACTTCGCTTCCGTGCCAAGCACATTTTCAACAACGAAATTCGTCATTGTGAAGCCTTCCTTCTTGGCGTTGCCCGTCTGAGTCGTGACAGAACCGTCCGTCTGAGAGGCGAGCACGTAATCACCCACCTTGGCCTGCGCATTCTGTGCGACAACCCAAAACTTGCCGTTCGTGGCGATCTGAGCGAACCCACCCTTAGGAATGACCATCGCGTTAGCGGCAGTCACTTCGCCCGTGATGTACTGGCGGGTGTAAACGACGATGCCGCGCAGGATGCCGGTACCGGCCTTGTTGACCTTCGTACCAGCGGAGGTAGCGTCGGCAAAGCAGAAATTACCAACCGTCAGATCAGAGGCGGCCTGATAAGTCTGCGCCGTGTAGTGCGTCTCAACAACGCTAGCGGGCATACCCGCAATCGCGGGGGCGAGCCCCACATTTACTTTGGACTGGAGAGCCATTTGCCCATCTCCTTATCGAATGAACTGCTTCAAAAAATCTTCGTCGCTCTTGGGCGCCGAATCCATCGCACCGCTCGGGGCGGCGGTCTTGACCGACTGCAAAGCGGCGAAAACGTGCTTAGCGGCGCTGGCCGGGACGTTCTTGACGCCCATCGCCTTGACGGCGTCGAGATAGATCGCGTCGGCGCTATCGTAGGCCATCGGATCGACGTTGCCCAGCACGGACTTGACATCTGTCGCCGCGCGGTACTGTGCAGACAACTGCCCGCGCACTGTCTTGGCAATCATGGCCGCGTCCATGGCGCCGCCTTCGGACTTCTCTTCGCCCGCGTCTTCGTCTTCGGCTTTGCCCTCGTCCTTCGGTTCGTCAGCGTCTTCGGCGCCTTCGGGGCCTTCGGGCTTGGCAGGCTCTTCGTCTCGCGTGCCTTCGGTTTCCTGCTCGGCCTCGTCGGCCTTGCTTTCTTCGAACTTCGCGTGAGATTCGGCAAAAGCCCGCACAAGTGCGTCCTTCTGCTCGGGCGTCAGCTCAACGCCTGACTCGTCGATAGTCTTGCGTGCAAACTCCGTGAAGTCGTCACACGCCCCATCAACCTTTGTTTCTTCACTCATCGTGATTCCTCTCGGTTTTTCGTCAGAGACATAACAGTAGGGAGCTCTACCCTCGTGAACAAGTGCCACGTGATTGCAAGCGAGCTCGCGCATCACGAAGTCATAAGCAAGCCCGTCCGGAGTCTCCCCGGGCGTGAAATCGGGCTTATATCGGTATCCACAACTGAGGTCTCGCAGTGTGCCGTCCTCAATCGCGGAAATTGCTTTTTCATCCCATACGCTAAGCGCGTTGGTGATGTATGGCGGCTCCCACTTCGCGCTGGTGCCAACGGTGCCGACGCGTAACTCCTTGTTAGGGTGCTCGGCGCTGTCAAACTTGTGTTCGATTAAAAGCGGCACGCCGTTGAATGTCGCCAGTGCCGCCTTAAGTTCGTCAGGGTTGCGCCAGCCGTAATAAATCCGGTCAGGGTCTAACTGCCGCTCTTCCCATCCGGGAATCTCGCGCCCGTAGTAAGGCGCCACGTGGTCGCGAGTTAAATTCGATGTCTTGACCTGCAAAAAGCCGTTTTTGTCGCGCGTCCGCGCAG